AATGCTCCTTCATTTACCGGTGCATTTATTTTGGCATCATTGGCGACGCCTTCACCAAAAGCGATAAACTCATTGTTAATTATCTGTTCAATATCTTTTGGATAAGATTTAATTTCTGCCAGTAAAGCATCGAGATTTCCTATGGTGAGACTTAACGGCATTATGACCAGCTTTGTTGTTGAATATCAGTTGAGGCGTAAATAGTAAGGTATCTTTTGTAGCTTTCATCGTCGACTTGTATTTGTTTGATCTTGAGGGTTTGACCTTCGTAATTGATCGTCCAATTCTCGGTAACCTGTGGCCGGTATCTGATCGTAATCTGATAGTCCGCAAAGTTTTTATCTTGTCCCTGGTTAATTACGTTTCCGCCGTTTAAAGGTTTGACATTTGCCCAAATACCCACAAGGCTATCTGCGAGTACAGTACTGATACCTCCCGCATCATTGGTCGAATAAGTGTAGCTTTCGAGCGTTATCAGTCTATTGAGGTCACTTGCGCTTATTTGTTGTCCGTTGTTCATTAAAAATCAGTGCTTTTTTTATTCATTTCGGTTTCGATCTGATCAAATGACTGTAAAACTCTTTTATTAAAATCAGAAAAATATTTGTATGATTTTTTATCTTTCCTTTCCATCTCGGCATTATAGAATAATTCCATTGGAAGTTCACGGTCATTCTTTACATAAAAATCAAATATTTGCACTCTATATTTACCTTCTTTGACCGTTATCCTGATTGTATTACGAATCATTTGGTTAACCATAATTTTTAGCGGCCCTACTTTATTATTGAAGTAAAAATATCCTATTCCTGATATGACGCCGTTGTCTTTATCTTCATTCTGAATAACTTGCTTTGCATCGGGGAAAAGACTTATAAAAGCCTCTTTCGCATTTAAAAAAAGTTGCTCCTTTGTTGCGCTATCCTGGTAAACGTGTTCATAAAATATCTTCCCATCCTGCATAGGAAGATTGATAAGTGTATCCTTTTGTGCCATTGCACTTGAAGAAATGAGAAGCAAAAGAATATATTTCATGATTGTAATTTATCCTACTCTTCTAAACCTTTGTAAAGTGGCTTTAGCCTGCGGGCTTAACGTTAATTCTGCTACTATACCGCTTCTCGAAATTACGGCACTTTCTCCCCTGTTTTCGTAAAGGTAAAAAGTTTGTTGCAAAATCGCAGTTTTTATTTCCTGCGGTAGAGTAGTATACCCCGTTGTATAGACGGCAACAAGGTTATCCCACTTAGGCCAGAGCAGTTGTGGCCATGATGTGCCGGCTATCTTATAATCCGTATCAGCCACCAGAGCGTTGCCGTCCTGATCTGTTATACTTGTGATGCTTTTAACCGGCCCGTAGGGAAAAAATATACCACCGCAACGGTTTGTCAGATATGCCGTTACTGTTCGAGATATAATACTGATACCGGTAAAATCTTCGCACTGTTGCCTTGCTGTTGTGATCAGATAACCTAAGATCGTATCATCGGCTGTTCCGGTGTCAATCTTAGCATAAGCCTTCACGTCAACTACAGTAACCGGTTCAGTAACACCACTGTCATCGAAAGGCTCAATATTAGCTGCGTTGAACTTTACACCGCATGAGTAAGTCTGTGATATATTCATTAATTTAATTTAAAAAGCCTGCCTGAATAAACAGACAGGCTTGTATTTTGGTTTTTTAAAAGATTATGATAAACCTAAATCCAATTTAGAGAATGCTTCAGTTCTCAACAGGTTCAATTCTTCCATACATTCGATACGTGCTGTTACTAAATTCTTAGTAAAGTTATCAGCATCATCGAATGAGAATGTAAGATTAAGCCCTTCTGCTTCCACTCTTTCAATGTAGTCGTTATCTACAAGGATTGCCTGGTTTGCTGTCGCCCAACTGGCTGCAACAATAGGAATACCCCAGATTGCGATAACGCCGCCCTGATTAGTGATTGCAACGGTTCCGGCTCCTGCATAGTAACCGTTTTTGTAGGTTAACTGAATCAGTCTTGCCATGATCGTATTGGGAACATAAATGAAGCTCACTCCATAGTTGGTGTCCAATTGCGCACCAATACAAGCAATCAAAGCCTCAATATCATCAGCAAAACCTCCATTTGTTGAAGCACCTGAAGCGGCACCTGCGATAGTGGTGTTGAATTGCGCATTCTCAGCCTTGTAAAAATCCCTCATTAATGCGATAGTAAGGGTATTCTGCATGAACGGCAGGAATTTGATCAACTGTTTGCTGAACCTTGAATAACCGGCTACATAACTTTCAACTGTTTTTACTTCAGTGAAAGCATAAGCATTGTTACCTTTTGAAGATCCTTCAGTTTGCTTTGCAATATTGTTTGCAGCACCTGCGTTTTCACGGTAAGTCACATACAACCCGGTAGGACTGAACACTGTAGGGATTAAGCTACGCAAATTCACCTTTTGGGCCGGTATGATGCCTTGCCTCTGGTTGTAAGTGGCAACCGGATCTCCTGTTAGGGTATTTGCAAGGGTCATATCTTTGAGGTTCACCTGGCCGAGAGGAATAGAGATTGAACCGCCCTGAGATTTCAGCGCCTGTTCAATTTTACCTCCGTTTCCTTTGTCCCCTTTGTCACCCCATACCACGCCAAATTCTTCCATTTTTTCTTTAATGGCCTCACCCAAAGATTTTACCTTTGTTTCGCCACCGTTCATTTTGAAGTCTTTCATGCGGGCCTGTAACTTATCAGCGGCATCAATTGTTTTTGCCAGCTTTTCGTTCATTTCCTCAAGGTTAATTCCTTCAGGTACGCCTTTTATTTTTTCGGTTAATGCTTTAACCACCCCGATTTGATTTTCGAAATCTTTTTTAAGATTATCTGCTGAAACGTCGGTAGCTTCTTTTACTTTCTTTTCGAAAGTTTCTTGGATCTCTTTCAGGGAGGCTTCTATTTGCTCCGCTGTTTTTGGTTCTGCCATGATTATTTTTTTAATGAGTTTGTAAATGATTTTAAAACGTCCGCTAACTTTTCACTCTCATTATCAATTCGTGGCTCCGAAGTGGCTTTTGAAAATGTCTCGTTGCAATTAATACACTTTATATATCCCATTCCTGATTCTATATCAGGTGTATCTTTTGCACAATGAGGACAATTTATCTGTACCTGCTTCGTGTTTTCAATTATAAGTTGAGTTAGTTGTTTGCATTCAATGAGTAATAGTTCAATAGTTTCATCAGAGGCCGTCGAGTTTCGGCAAAACTTTTCGAGGTTCTTTTGCCGGTTAACGAGTGCCTGTAAATCTTCTTTCGCACTCTTCAATCCCGTAAGTGGTGTTTGCTGATTGGCTCCCCACGCTGTCAAACTTGAGCCTTCCCATAATTTCAGGTCGGTTAATTCGTTCATCCCCATTGCTGGGTTTTTCATGTAATCCTGGTAATCCTGAATCTGGTTAAACTTCATTACCTGATAACCGATTGAGTGCTCTGTGATCAGGTCGCTTTCCACCATCTTGATGAAGTCTTGTCCTAAAGCGTGCGAACCGATTTGCGATTCATAACCAAGTCCGAAAGAATCTTCGCTTAAACTTATTAATGCTCCTAAAGGTTGATTAGTGTTGTGATTTAAGAGATGTTTGATACGTGGTTGAGTTGATGCAGGGCCTGTCTCCAAAATTGACTTTGTAAAGGCCCCTTTTCGGATTATGTCTCCGTCAGCATCAACATTGTCGAACTTCGCAAAATAGCCTGTAACAATCCCTTTCTTGCCGTCAACATCTTTTATTGCGGCGGGGATTATTTGCGTTTTGTAACTAAAGATTGCTTTCACACCCTAAAAATACCTTTTCGATAAAATTATATTTTGGTGTTTCGAGGAAAAAGAGGTACATTTATTGGAAAAAAATAAAATTGTAAAATGGAAGATTTCATGCAGGTTTCAAAGGAAGATTTTGATAAGTTTATTAAAGAGTACCCTAATAAATTAGATTATGACGTGACCGGTATTTGTGAGCCTCCTCTTGGTAGTTACAATGATGTAACTACTGGTAAAAAATGGCCTGAATGCATGGTAGCAAAAGTTATGTTGTATATGGGAGAGGATTACTTTGATAATAAACCTTCAGAATATTTTATACCATTATCTGCCTTTATTAAGCAGCAACCGGCCACAACCCATAATCAAAATTGACAAGTGCACCATTGATCCGAACTGGTATGTAAAGGACTACACACCTACAATTACAGATTTCAGAAGCAGGACTCGGTAAGCCGTTTTCCTGTACC